TTAGTCTGCAATCTGAACTTGCCTTTAGGTGCTTGAAACAAAACGAAATGACCACTACTTAATGTTGCCCTTAACTTAGGCTCTGTTTGTACTGAAAATTGGTCAGGACTAGCATCAGTTACTAATGCATCTTCTACTGCCATAACTAATTGAACTGGGTCTGCTGTAGCTGAAGCTGCACCTAATACACCAAGATAATCTCCTTTTTTAATAGTTCCAGTATAACTACCTGATGTTTTGAGATTTAAACCTGTTGAACCTTTAACATTCATTTGAACTTTACAACCACTGGTAGAACTTACATTGGTTAATGTGCTATCTACTGTTACCTTAGTAGTTGGATTTGTGCCATCTTTAGTTGTTATCTTATGTGTTCCGTTATTTTCTTCATTAGCCATTCCAGTTATATGAATGAAGTCTCCAACTATCGCATTTGCGAATGTACTTGCATTCGCTTCTATGGTGTTCGTATTTGTAACTGTTAAAGCTACGTTAGTGTTAGATACCCTATTCTCGCCAATTAGGTGCGTGTGGTTGAACGTTCCTGTGTTGGTTAGGGCATCAGGGTCACAGAACTTAAAATAGTTTGTAGTGCCTTTTAATTGCAATAGGAAAGATTGCCATTCTTTAGCCTGTGTTCTGTTCATGGCAGGCAAAGTTAAATCTGCAGTCCAATACACTGCATCGTATTCTTGTGTTTGTTGTTTGCCAGTAAAAGGGGAAGCTGTTTGTCCTATTGCTCTAAACAAACTGAAATTACTCCTAGTGAAATTAGGAGTGCTTGGCATTGCTATTAACTTAGCCACGACCCATCAATCCTTTTCTAAATGAACCACCACGAACTGCAGCTTCTAATACCGCCCCCTTAGTAACGTCTGATATTTGAGGTAACATCTTTGTAACTTCTGCTCTAACTGTTGGTACAACACCTGTGGCAAAGTTTATAGATTGATTAACTATAACTGGTGCTCCTCCACCTAAAGCATTTTTAGTATTCATATTATTTAATATAGTGCCTGCGGTGTGTGGAACAAATAATTCCATTCCTCGTTCTCCTACTATTGTCGGAACTCCCCTGCGTGCAGCCCCACCGCCTGCTGTCTCTGGGGTTTTACCACCACCTGCATCACTTATTATTCCCCCATAACTAATGCCCATATTAGGAAATATATTTGCTAATATTCTATTGACTACTTCCATTTGTAAAAATATAGCTATAATTTGTGAAACTATATCTCTAGCAAAGTTCTTAAAGGAATCTAAAGCATTTTCGCCTTCTAATAAAGCATCAACAAAATCAGTAGTAAATGCTGCAGAGCCTTCAATTACAACATTTTTTAAATCTGCTATAGCTTCATTTGCTACACCTGCACCTTCAGCTACAGTTTCTGTAGTTTTTAAAACCTTTTTTAAATTTGCATCTGCTTCTTCTATGGTTTCAGGCTTATCTCCTTTATCCGTAGTTTTAGGTTTTAATTTTCCATAAAGTGCTTTGAGTCCATAAGGGTCAATATTTGGGTCTGTAAATTGTTTTTCTGCTGAATCTTTAAACCAATCTGGCAAAAATTCCCAAGCCTTTGCTCCCCACTCCTTTACCTTTTTGAAAGCTTCTACTATGCCATCTAAAATTGTTTCTAAAGTTTCAAATACCAAGACGATAGCATTTACAGCTACAGCTAAAGTACCTCCTAAAAATTCCGCTAAGGTACTACCTTCTGCTAAACCACCTTTCATTTTAATCGCCATCTCTCCTAGTGCGGTATTTAATCCTGCTTCACCAATAGTATTGGCTGTTGTGGCTAAAGCATCACCTAAGTTAGAAACTGCACCTGTTAATGTTTTTGCTCTTGCTTCTATAGCACCTGCAAATCTTACTTTTCCTAAACTTCTTATATATTTTGTTATTGCTTCTCGCGTATTATCAAAAGTTGTTTCTTGTCCTTCAAATATAGCTGTGATGGAATCTCCATCCTTACGCATGGTTATACCAAACTGTTTCATTGCGTCAAATTCACCAGTTGCAGCTTTGAATACAGTATCTGCTAATTGTTGAAAACTTTTATTATTAGCTGCAGCTACATTACCAAAATCACCTAAAACATCACTTGTAGGTATGATTCCTGTCTGATACATCTTAATAAAACCTTCAGTAACATCTTGTAATTGGAAGGTTGTAGTTGCAGTAAATTTTTCTATAAGATCAAAAGATGCTTTAGATGCTTCTGTACTTTGTGTTACGGCAGTTAAAGTAGCTGCTAAATCTTCAAATTCTCTTGAAGTATTAACTACCTTTCTTCCTACACTAACTATTCCTGCTATTGCAGCAGCACCAAACAACCCTTTTATTCCAAATGCTGCTACCCCTGCAGACTTTTCTGTTTTGTTTAATGATTTATTTACTTCATTTAATTGTTTCTTTAGCTGTTTAGTTTCAGCTTTTATCTCAATAATTAATTCGTCTACTACACTTGCCATAATTAATACTCGTCAGGATATAATTCCATTAATTTATTTAATTCATCTCTATCTAATGGGTCATCATTTTTTGTTGTATTAAATTCTTTAAATCCGTCCATAGCAATAAAGACTTCTAATAGGCTGCTTGTCCAAAAGGTTTCTGGTGTCCATCCTATCATTCCACAACATATCTGCATCAATCTTCTGTAGGGGATTTCTGTAACTCCTCCCCTTCTAACTTTTTTTCACTTTCCTCATCTTCTTCATCAGTAACTCTAAGTGTATTTGCTAATAATTCAGCTACTGCTCTAGTGCACTCTACTACACCTACTTGCGACATAATTTTATGTAAATCTTTTTCTTCAATATCGTTACCTCCACCTCTTATGGCAGGTAATAAAACTGCAATTACATCATTTATAGATATGTCACCATCAGCCATTCTAGTAGCTAACTTAATTACACCGCATCCCACAGACTTTTCTATCTGCATTAATGCTTCTACTGTTAGTCTAGCTTTATAAGTTTGTTTACCTAAATTTAACTCAAACTGACTTTTTAGTGGGTTTGTCATCTGACTTCTCCTTATTTGTACTTGCCATTGCAAGCTTAATTGTTAATACATCATCTCTTTCATCTAGTGATAAAGACAATATTTTATAGGGCTTACCATCTACCTTAACTTCAGATGGGTCTTTTCCTAACTGGTTGGCTACTTCAAGGACATCCCCATTAATCATAGCAGGGATGTCGCCTTTACTGCCTTTAACTTTTACCTGCTCCCAAGCCATGATTAGACTGTAGCGAATGTAATAGTACCTGCACTTTCAAAAGATACACTGTAAGTTACCTCTCCGTTGTACTCACCTGCATATTCTAGGGAAGTAACTTGGAAAGCACCTGTAAATGTACCGAAGTCAGGAACTAAGAATTGGTAATTGTTCTGTGTGTCTGCTAAAGCGTTTGTCTTTAAAGTTGCTTCGCTTGCTCCATCAGTGAATACACCACTGCCTGAAACACTAATAGATTGAACTCCTGCTGCTGCTAATAAAGTTCTTTTGTTAGAACTGTCCTTATTAGTAACGTCTACGGATTCATTATTAACTGTAAGACTTGTTGACCTTAGACCTGCTATTGTTGTGAAAGTTTCAGGAGAACCTGCGTTCCCTACTTTCATTAACATAGCACTACCTTTCTGCGCTGCCATATTATGCTCCAATTACGAAGGTAGTATTTAATTACCTTCTAATTAATAAAAAAGGCATCTGCCAACTGTGTTATTTCGGTAGTTAGTAGTTAATTAAGTACCTAATATAACTGCACGAAATCTCATAACTCCGTGCCTTGTGACCCCATCAGGGTCTCTCATAATGTCGCTGTATTCAAACCTGCTATTAATTAGGTTATATCCAGTAACAGTAAGACTGTAATCATGCAACAAATCATGAATCCTGTCCATGATTGTTTTTGTTTCTTTGCTCCCTTTGTATTGAGACCAAACATGAATATTGATTGTTAATTCCCCACCATCTACGTCTTTGGTGCTGTAATCTATGGCTGTTTCTTCGCCTATAGTTATAAAAGGATAGCTATTTCCTTCTTGTACTTCATCATATACCCCTGCTCCGTGTGTAGAGGTAAGGGTATTATCGCCATTTAATCTACTGTAAATAGCTGACTGTAATGCAAATTGACCTATAGCCATTATTTAAGATAACCCCCTGCTTTAAATATTCTATTTATTTTTGCTCTGTTTTTGTTAAGAGCAGGTTGCATAAAAGGTCTTGCTGACATTTGGGTAGTTCCAAACTCTAAAGGTTTGGCATAAGGTGCAGATGCAACTATTTGACCAATAACTTTAGTGCCTTCTGATTTAACTTGGCTTGTTATGTTCTGAACTAAAAAACCTGTGTCAGTAGCAGGCGGTTGTCCTGCTGCAGAAGCTGTATGTGTTCTTCTTGGATTGTATTTCTCGTAAGTTCTTCCTGAAGGACTGCCACTTGCAATACTTTCTTTGGCTGTGCCTTCAACTAATATGGTGCTTCTTTGCACTAACGCTTCTAAGTGGTTCTCAGGATTAGTAACTATTCTTTTCTTTAATTTATTTTGAAAAGCCTTTAAATTCTTTATTCCAATTTTAGCCATTAGATAGCTACTCCCAATTCACATTCTAATTCTAAGAATCTGTCTCTGTTGTCTACGTTCTTAATGTTTTTTATGTTGTAGTAATCGCTGTCGTACAGTATGCGGTAATTAGTACCTATATCACGCCTATAACGTATCGTAATCGCATGAACAGTTTTTTCTTGTACTTGACCCTGCCTATAGGTTTCTGCTCCTCTAAGGGGCTTTATATCAGCCCATAAATTAGTGAGGGTAGTCCATGCTTCCGTTAATCCACCACCTGCATCTCTAGTATTGGTTGGTTTTTGCAACTGTATTTCAAATCGCATCTTTCCAATGCTCATTATCCTACTGCCATTAAGTTGCTAGAACCCATACCCCCATGAACAACATAAGGTGCGTAGAGATTCTTCATTAATGTTGGAGCACCCTGCGCTTCATACATATCCCCTCTATGCTCATACATATAGGCTATGTGTTGCAACATACCTAAACGAATAGGCTCTGGAACTGTATAGGCGTTGGTGTACCCTGCCACATAAATAACTTCAATAGCGTTAGCCACTCGTAAGGCGGTAGGGAATGTTTCCCCTGTCCTTAGAACAACCCTTGAAGGCTCTCTAGCTGTATCAACGTAGTATTTACTAGCAGCCATAGTGGTAGCAGTATCAGAATCGTCATAAGTCTTAACACTGGTAACGCTTTGCACTGGTCCTTTAGGCAAGACAACGTAGTTCTTATAGTAGTTAATATCAGGTGCAGTTCTCATTCCTTCCCACAATGGGTTTTCTGTGTCCATAGCCGTATCTACATATAGAGTAATGGTCTGTTGCATGATGGCTCTATTCATGTGGTTTTCAGCAAACTGTCTAGCAGCCACAATCATAGGTTGTACCACCCTTTCATCAGTGGCGTCATCTACCCTTAAATATTCCTTAACCTCTTGTAAAGATAAAGGCTCTGCGGTTGGCTCTGTGCTTACTGTTATTCCTGCCATTAGATTATTACTCCTAATATACCTGAAGTAATAAACACGCCATACAATCCCCAAATAAGGTATTCCATACGAATAAAACGCTTAGAACCTGACTCTAGCCTTTTATCTAGGTTTTCATACCTAATAGCACATATCTGTTCGTGCAATTCTAAAGCACTAACATTACTGCTTGGTTTTATTGTCTCCTGCATCTTCTATTACCTCAACTTCTTCAGCTTCAGTTTCTTCTTCAGCTTTGTTGATTTCATTCTCTATGAGCCAGTCACTGCGTTTTTTTACGCCTGCAATAAGGTCGCCTAGTTTTACACTGTTTCTGCGTATAACTTTCCTTAACTGCTGTTCATCTTCTCTATCAGCTATTAAGTCCATATAAACTTCCTGACCTTCAGGTGAGAATGTAGAAGCATCTACATCTACTCTTTCACCTTCTTTCTCGTAACTGAACATAGGTGTTTTAGGTTCTTCTTTTGAATTATCTTTGGTATCTACCATGTTTTTCTCCTAAGTTAAAATTGTAGTTTAGCATCATATGTCAGCTATCTTCTAGTGTTTATTATGCATCCTCTTTTGGAAAACATTCTAAAATTTTTATTTACTTTCTTCTTTATCAGCTTCTTCTGTTCGTTGTTTTGCAGTTTTTACTACTCCAAGAGTAAAAGCCTGTTCTATTTGAGCATCTTCACCTGTCGCTAACGTGATACCTTTCTCATTGCAATGCGTCATAAGTAAATTAAGTATTTCTTCCTTCGCTACTTTTGCTCTAAAAGTAGCAGCGTTATCTACAAAGTCATCTGGTTCTTGTGCTATATATTCTAAACAACGATATTCTGTATCTGTTATTTCTAGTGTGATTTTTTTTGTCATTTTTTTCTCCTAATAAAGTAATGCAAATTCGTAATGGGTGTAATTAGCAAGATCCATTCCAAAGTTGTCGCTTAGTAAATTATTTGTTTTTAATTCAAACTGAAGGTAGTCATCTTTCGCCAATAATATTAGTCCACTAGCATTGAAGTAAACCCAAGCATTTGCAGCACGAGTGGAGTTGGATTCATAATGGTAAAGATAATGTCCTCCATTTTTATATATTCTATATGTCCAATATGCGTTGGCATGAAGACCTTGTGTATAAAGATTTCCATGTATAGCATAGCGATAGATTCCTGCTACAGGAGCAGTAAATCTTCCATTACTTGTATCATACATACTGCCTCTATTGACAACTTCTCCTTGTGGTTTACAGGTAACTTGAGTCGCACCCGTTCCTCCAAAAACATATTGATACGCACCAGCTTCAGTATTAGTGCTATGAGTATATATTGCTACAGGTTGAGCGGGTTGCGTAACATGACCAGCTGCACTAACCAGTACATCTGCTGCACTTGTAGCATAATTATAAAGTCTAAAATCGTTAGTCGCCCCTCTATGATATACTTCCCATTTATTACTTCCATTTTCTCTAAAGAATACACCAGTATTTGCTGTGCTAGAATTACTATCTAATATTATTTGGTCGTCTGATGTTCCTGCAACATGGAATTTTGCAGCTGGACTGTTAGTTCCTATACCAACTAATGGACCATTTTTAACTACTAAATCATCACTCATTGTAGAACCACCAGAGAACATGAATCCTAATGAATCATTGACTCTCATTCTTCCTATAGTGCTTCCATTACCTTTAAATAATATTGCTGGTACTTGACTTCCTGCTGTAGTATCTAAATCTTCAACAACAATCATACAATCTTCATCAGATGTATCTGAATTACCCTCTATGTGTAATTTAGCATCTGGACTCGTAGTTCCTATACCAACATTGCCACCATGTAAAACTCTTACATGCTTAGTTGAACCATCTCCTGATAAAAATAATCCTCTATCATTATCATTTGAAGTTCCTCTATGAAATCCTATTTCTGCTGCATAAGAGTCACTTTCTGTACTCATTCTAATATTGGAGTACTGATTCCATGTTTGTGCAGAATTAAATAAATGTAATGTTTCTTGTGGACTCGCAGTTCCTATACCTACGTTTCCGTCTGATTGAATAGTGAGTCTTGAACCTGCTGCTATAGTATCTGTACCACTGTTGTCTTGTGTGAAGAAATTTATATTTGTTGGATAATAATTAGATGTGCCTGTGTCCCAATTTGCATCTGCATCAAATGAAATCTTTGCTCCTTGATATGGTGCAGAACCACCAGAGTCAGAACCCTCTGCACTTATAACTGCTATATCATCTCCTGAAACTATAGAGCCGTCTGTATGCCATAAAGATAAATCAGCAGGTGTATCGTTAGTACCTGCACTTTTGATTATTGCTGATACATTCAAAGTAGAAATGCCTGCTACTGACAACGTACTATCTAAAGTAGTAGCACCTGTTACATCAAAAGTTCCTGCTATGTCTATGTTGTTGGCTAATTTCGCAGAGGTTACTGCATTATCGGCTAATAGAGCAGTGGATATATTGCCATCAGCAATCTTAGCTGTGGTTACGTTGTCATCTACTATGGAAGCCGTTACTACTGCACTGGCAGCTAATTGGTCTGCTCCTACGGCATCATCTGCTATCTTAGCTTGTGTTACTTGGTCATTCCCTATATGGGCAGTATCAATAGAACCATCTACATAGTGTTCTGAGTCTATGGCATCATCAGCTATCTTTGCCCCTGTTACTGCGTCTGCATTTATGGCTGCGGTTTCAACAGCGTTATTTGCCAACTCAGCAGCAACAATAGTTCCGTCTGCAAGTTTAGCTGCCGTTATAGAGCCATCTACTATTTGTTCTCCGTATACTTTAGTGTTTGCCATTTTATT